GGCCACCCCCGAGGTCAAAGCCCCCCTCTCTCCATGCATTACATCCGTCATCCCACTCAGCACCTGCATCTGGTTCTCAAGGTACTGGACTGCGTTCTGGATATAGGCGGGAAGAGGTGGAGGGGGTTCCCGGTGCAGGGTCTTACCAGGCCGTACCCTCACAATGGCCCCGGGCTTGTTGGTCAACCGGCTCCAAGCAGCAGGACTCAGGGCATCCTCCTCGCCAATCCAAACGGCATTGCAGGTGAGAATGGCATGTTCCACTATAATGGCCATCAGTTTGTTGTACATCTCCTGGAGGCTGTGGAGGTATTCGACTTCGGATATGCCCCAGGCGTTGTTGGGATTGAAGCTCCAGTCGAACATGTCGATTGGGAAGTGCTCGTCTATGTAAGGATTGGGCTCGTCTTTGAGGATGACTTTTCCGACCCGGACAATATGCCTGCCTCCTGGATACTTGCGCACCGACTGGCCGTCCTCAAGCTCCACCCGGCTCCTGTCTTTGATCCAGAATTCCTGGACGAGGCAGCGGGGAACAATGGCCTTCTGCTCCTTCTCTGTGCCAAACAGGAGTTTGCGGAGGAAATGCCTGAACCCCTTCTCCTCCTCATCTGCCCCATAGGTGGGCTTTATCCTGGAGGCCAAGTGGGGATACTGTTCGTCGAGGACACTCTTGGGAACAACGTACTCGTGGATGATGTACTCGGCCTCGTCCAGTTGGTTGGCCCGGAGGCAGAAGGGATCAACGAGATAAACCCGGGGATCGCCGACCACAATGTCGATGTCGCCCCGTCCGTCGTCCAGTTGAGGGTTCCAGATGCAGCGGGAAAAGGCAGCGCCGAAGATGGCGGCAAGGACGAGGAGTTCCTGCTGCTTCTGCTGCCAGTTGCGTTCCTCCCAGAGGGCGGCGATGATGTCCTCGAGCACTTCGGCGACAGGCTGCAGGTGGTCATTGCGAGCCACTATGCGGATCACAGGGCGGCTGTCGGTGAGATAGGCGACTTCCCGTTGGATCAGCTCGGCAAGGTGGTTGATGACCGCTGAGACCCGCCAGTCAGGGCGCTTGGAGGGCCAGAATTGTCCACGGTAATGGTTGAGCCAGCGGTCGTAGTTCCTGGCCACTTCCTCTTTGGCAAACTTGGCCTCCTGGTAAATCTTATCCAAATACTGGTTGAGATCCAATTAGGACACCTCCTTGGATTTCCTCTCCCTTTCCCACTCCAGAAGGTCTCGCTCCTCCTCGCTGGGGGCTATGATTTGCTCTTCAGGTGGTGGAGGAGAGGAGAGGCGGGGCAAAGGGAACCAAGAGCCTTCGGAACGGTCCAATTTGCGGAGGATGGCAAGTAGCAGGAAGATCTGGCTCAGGAGCAGGATAATGATGATGGTGAGGAAGGAAAGGGTTACGGTCAACACACTATCCATTTGCAACCCCCTTTTGGACAGCGGACTGAGCATCTTTGGCAGCACACTCGTTGGAACAGTAAATCTGGCCTATCCGCTTGGGAGAAAACACTTTGTGGCAATACCTGCACTCTACCTCCCTCTTCCACACTTCACCCGACTGCCAGGCCGGATCGATGATAAAGGCGGTCCATTGCCCCTGCTCCTTTGCAATCTTCAGGATACCAGCAAGCAGAAAGTGGGCCGGGATCCTGTACTGCAAATCACAGAGCTCGAGGAAATAATCGGCATCAACGGGCTGAAACATGCTCTGGACAATATTGCGGGCCTGTGCATCAAGGTCGTCTCGCCTGATGTAGTTCTTGTCAAGCATGTCGGTGCGCAGCTGGTTGGCCAGATAGGTGCGGTAGATCCTGAACATCTCGTCGACCACGGCCATCATGGTGGTGCCTCTTTCCTTGGCCAGGTCTCTGATCAGGTCCCTGTCCTGTGGCCTCACGTTTAGGGGTACTCTTACATCTGCCATCTTCCCCTCCTTTCACAAAGCTAACCAATGCTCCTCCTGTTCCTTCTCCTGCCACCAGCTATCATAATCCGGCGGAGGAGAAAGGTCAAGAATATCTCTCTTCTGGTCAATTATCCTTTCGCCTGTTGCCTCCTGCTTGTCCCAAAAGATGGTGCCGTCCTGGTAGGCGGTGTAGAGGGCAATTGCACAGCTCATTACTAAGTCATCAAAACAACCCGGTGCTGCTTCGGCAAGATCACCAGAGTGCACAAAGGTCATCAACTGTCCTACAAGCCGAGAAGAATTAAACTTCCACACCCCATGATCGATCACATGCTCCATGTAGCTGAGGAGATAGCGCTTGAAGGTGGGAGTTGTGAGCCATCCGAGCTTGTCCGTCCTCCGGTTGGTAAACCGGTCTATGTACTGGTGGAAGTAGAAGTTGTAGTAGAACCGTTTGGCTTCGTTCTGGGTGGCAAGCCCGGGGCCGTTGATTTCAATGGCAACTGTGGCATTGTTGTACCACTTGGCGATGGCTACGAATATGCGGGCGAAGGAGATGGGGTCAACGGTGTTGTCCATCCACTCGGCCACCTGCTCCATGGTGGTCTCGTCGAAGACCTCTATTGCCGAGTAGTCCTGGCCTTTGCCCTCTGCTACGTCTACTCCCATACGGTATCGGTGGCCTTTCTGGGGCTCGTGCCACACCCAAAGCCGGCCCCGGTCGTGCTCCCGGAGGCGATAGACAAGGTCATAGGGGCTTCTGAGGGCGGTTTCCACTTCCAGTTGCTTTCGAGGATCGGTGCAATTGACAAGGGCTTCCTTGAGGCGGGCTTTGTCGAAGTAGCAGTTGCCTGCGACAATGAAGGCTTCCTCGTCCGTAGCGGGGTATTCCTGGGCAAAGCTCTCCTCATCCTCCCGATAGACCTGCTTGATCATGTACCTGCGCCAGTAGATCTGCTCGTCGTCAAGGTGAAATTGCTTGACCAGCTTTCTCTCCTCCTCGGTGAGGACCAGCTTGCCCCGCCTTAGCTCCTCTTCCGGTGGCTTCATGCGGTACTCCGGGTGGATGAACCAAGGGAAGAACACGGGGACGAAGACGCTCTGGCCTGACTTCGCCTTTTGCCACTCCTCGTGGAACTCTGTGCCAGCTCCCTTTGCCGTGGTCTCAACTATGACTATGGTATCGGAAGTGGGAGGGATAGCGGGCAGCAAGGTAGTGAGCACAAGACCAAGGTAGGGAAAGGCTGAGGCTTCGGAGATATGGACGTTGTGAAGTGTCATGCCCATGCCGGCGAACTGGTCAAGGGCTGTGGCAATGTAGATGCCCGACTTGAGGCCCGTTCCCTCCCTGTTGTCAAAGACCAGCTCCTTCTTGTTGCTGTACTTCCGTGTGGGCTTGAGGACCTCTGGCAGGTGGTCGTAGAAGGTCTTACACATTTCGAAGATGTACTCGGCCCGGTCCTTCTTGTCGGCAAGGATAAGGCTGTTGGTGTTGCGCTGGGTGGCTGTGGCGTGGAAGATCCGGGCGGTGGTGTACGAGCTGCAACCCTCCTGTCGGGCCTTCAACAGCAGAATCCACACCGGCTGTCCCCTGTTCCTTATGGCCTCGATGGTCTGGTGCAGGGCCCTCTGGGCGGGATACCAGTTGCGGGGGTGGAAGGAGATGAGACGCCTCTGGGTCTTGTGGCGGACCTTCAGGAACTGAGCGTAGACCTCAAAGCGCCTGAAATCGGGAATTCCCATGGTGCTTCTGCCTCACGCCTCGCTAAACCCTTCCCTAAGCTGCCTTCCGGGCACAGTAGCGCTGGTAGAGCCTCTTGGCCTTGGCCCTCACGGTCGGGTAGCCATGCTGGGCCGCCCTCTTGATAGCGGCGCTGAGCATGGAACAGGAGACAGCGCCTGAGCCGGTCCTATAGGGAAACTTGCGCTTTGAAGGAAGCAGGAAAGCAGAAGCCGGCAACCTCTTGCGCCCCCTGCCCTTTGCGTAATAGCGCTCGGTGGCGGTGAATTTGAAGGGGCTCGCTTTCCTGCTCCTGGTGCCCCTGCTAGCGCTTCTGCCTCCGCTGCGCTTGGCTCGAGCCATTGCGGTCACCTCCTAAATTACCCTCAGCTTTCTACTCCTGTCTTTGCGACGAAAACGCTTCATAAGATTGGGATCAACGGCTTGGTAATAGAACGGAGCTGGTGCCCACGTGGGCACCTGCATAGTCCGGGGCAATTTGCTGCCAGGCTTGGGAGGAGTAACACGAGACCTAGGACGGATCTTGCGGCTCATCCACCAGCCTTGAGACCCCACCTTTCCAGGGATCCGCCTCTTTGGTCTGCCCACAATCACATCTCGCCTTGGTTTCCTACGCTTCCCTCGCCCCATCAATACCGCCTCCTATTAGCTCTTGGTTCAACAAAGCCTATCTTCAACTCCTTTCTCAGCGCATCGGCTATAGCCAGCAAGGTGCGAAGCTTGAAATCGGAGTTGCCCCGGAGAATCCTTGTAACCGTCGCCGGGCTTACGTCTAGCCGATGCGCAAGATCGGCACGGCTCATCCCCTTTTCATGCATTGCTTTGGCTATCTGCTCCGTCAAATCAAGCACAAGTCGCTCCAACCTGAAATCGAAGTCGCCCTCGTATTCCTTCAGTAAAGCCCTAAACCAACCCATTCCCAACTCCAAATTTAGCCCTCCACAACCCAATATGTCAAGTTGCCTATATTCGGATTTCCCTATGTTCCAACCATTGCTTGCCCGTCTGGGCTCTTTTAGACTAATTCTAAGCTTGGACCTGGTCTTGAGGGTGAAGAATAAGGGGGGTCTGGGGCGGTCTGTGATGTCGCCTATTCGCCTAGTGCCTCCGATGGCTCTTGGGTGGCAAATTTTAGATCTGAGGGCGGATTTGGCGGGGGTCAGTGGGCCTCTTCTGCCTGGGCTGGGGCTGGTGGTCCTCCTGCTGCTTCCTCCTCTGCTTCCTCTGGGGCCTCAAGGGGGATGAATTGTGCTAAATCTGCTTCCTGGGGCAACTGGGGCTGTTCCTGCTGCTCCTCCTGGCCTAGGACCTCTGCATCGAGCACAACGTCTCCCTTCTCGAGGCGTTCCAACAGGTTCTCGAAGGTCACCCTGTGCTCCACCTCCCCCTCAAGCTCCAAGCGGGGGCTATAGCGGCGGTCCCGGGCCCGGAGGTAGAACTTCACAAGCGAACTGTCCTGGGCCTCCTCCAGCAACCTCCACATGATCCCCTCTACAATCTCCACTATCCGCTCATCCACCTCCCGCCGGGCCTGGCGAAAGTGCTCCTGGCTGATCCAGCTCTGCAACTCCCGGTACTTCACCAAACACTCCCTTGCCGCCGTCAGCCTCCTTCCCCTCAGCCTTTCATAATCCCACAGATAGACCGCCTGCCTATACCATAACCAAAGCCTTTCCGCCTCCTCCTCCGTCAGCAGCCGCCCCGCCTGGAACTCCGTCCTGACCTTCGCCACCTTGAGCCGCCGCCTCTCGATGTCCTTCTCCAGCACCCTCAGAATATCCACCACTTCCAGTCCCACGGCCCACAGGAGCCGGCACACATACGGAACCCACTCCCAAACCTCCTCCCAGCTTCGCCCCTCCACCCTTGCCCACAGGACCTTCTTAGCCTCCTTCCGGGCCTTCTGCTGTATCCTATTCCCAACCTGCCTCCCACCCCGCTCAAGGGCCTGCCTCAAAGGCTTCAGCCGCCGCCTCTCCACTCCACTTCCCGGTGGCCTCCCCCTCCTGCGCCTGGGCTGCTCCTGGGCCCCTGCCTCCTGTTGCCCTCCTGCCTCCTGCCCCTTCATAGCCTTTTCCTCTACCATCTCGCCACCTCCCACCCCCTTTCTACCACACCCCACCAGGCCCCTGCAACCAATTGCCCACCCCACTTGCACCCGGTGCCACCAGCCGCAACCCCCCTGCCCACCAGCACCCTTCCCCCCAGCACTAGGCAAACAAACTCAACAAAATCGCTAAGCATCCCTCCCCACTACTCCCCATCTAAGCGCAATCCCATTCCCAATACCACACACCAAAACCGCCCCCAGCGCCGATTATGGTGCATCCGATTAAGAACATACTAATATCCGAATATTCAAATGTTCGCATAATCCAATCCTGGCGTGCACTTACCACCAGGGGGATCCCCCTGGACCCCCTCCAACCCCCAAGAAGCAACAGACCAACCGGGCCCTTCCCAAACAGCAAAAACCTAATCCCCACGCGCACTTACAGACTTTTCCACATTGGGCCCCCAAACGTTTGCCTCAGCCGAACGGTGCCAAAGATTGTCACTCCAGGTGCCCCAGAGCGTCACCCCGGAAGCCCGCACACCCCAACGGTTCCCGGGGCCCGGTGCCGAGAAATGTCAATAGTGGCGCCAATTTTTGGCAATATAGGAATATTCGAATAATCATATAATCCAGTATTCATGCGGGTTTTCTGGGGGTGGGTGGGGTGGTATGGAGGTTGCAGGGAAAGTGGGCGAAGGCAAAAAGGAGGTGCCAAAATGAGGGAAATAAGCTTTACGATCCACGGTGTAGATAGGAAGGGGGCTGAAAACTTGTTTCTCGACTGGTGTAAGCAGTGGGGATTAGAGTATGAAGGTGGTCAAGCCGGCATTCTCCAGCGGTTCAGTTATAGGACTCATAACCGGGCCTTTCTTTATGCCACAGAAAAGCCATGTGTTTACAAAGTGGTCTTACGACTTTGGAATAACTAGGTCAATTCCGGCCTCCCCCGGGGCCGTCATCAACCGGGGGCCTTCCCAAGCCGCCGGCCGGTGGCCAAGGGAAGGGAAGGAAGGCTGCCATGGTAAAGAAAATCAGGGTGAGTTGGATTTACCCTCACAACGGGTGTGGGGGGGATCGGACCTACCTTTTGGTGGGGTCCGAACTTTCAGACAAACCCCGCCTCGTCCTGTTTTCGGAGGACGGGAGGGTCTTCCGTCCTCCAGTAAAGGGCATGACGAGCTATCACATCCTTCTCTGGAGACACCGAGAGGGCGGGGTTTTCTGGTCCAAGGGGGCCCGCCATGAGGTGATCCCCCTTCACGGACCCTCCGAGACCGAAATCAAAAAGGCCCGGAGAGTGATTGAGGACCTCCTCCGGAAAACCTACCCGGAGGTGGTCCTTGAAGCGGGAGGGCGGATCTTCGGCTACGTCAAACTGGCGTAGCCGGGCCACCGCACCGCCCCTCGGCTGAGGGCTGAGGGACACAGCACCGGCCCCATCTGGCAGGCTTCGGCCTGCTGGGTGGGGCTTTTTAATTTCAGTAGAAAGGAGGTGCTAAAATGGAAAGATGGATTCCACACAGAGAATTGAGGGAAGTCGAAGAGCTACTGAGGGTCTACTGCCACGACCCTAGCTGCCCACGCCCAGATGAATGTCCCCTGTGGCATCCTAGGTGTGCTAAACACCTGGGATATCATACTAGCATCGCGTGGGCGGTAGCCCACGCAATCCGTGAAGTACTAAACGGGGAGGAGGACCCACGGACGGTCTGGAGTCAGCTCGAGTTGGCCCGCCGGGTGGTAAGGTGGGAATATGAGAAGGACCTGTACTGCCAAATTACGCGGGCTATGCACGCTTTGAGGGCCCTCTATTTATAGCAACGACTCACTAGGTGGGAGCTTTTATTTTAGTGGAAAGGAGAAGCAGGCAATGAGCAAGAAACAAATCAACCGTTGGCTCCGGGCCCTCGAGATAGCCAAGGCGATGTTCTACTTCGAGGGCTACGATGACCGGTATCTGGTGGAGATAGAGCTGTTCTTGAGGGAACGACTCGGTAGAATCAGCAGAAAGGAGGTGCTGAGATGAAGAAGTGGTCTCCGCATGAACTCAGGGAAGCACTCCATAGGAAAAACTGGAAGCTGGAGGACTTCCGAGGATGGCTCTACAACCCCCTGGTGGTCCTGCGTGAAACCCGCCATTTCTACGTCCTAAGCCGGGTCATCCCTGGACGTGGGGTGTACCACGTGGGACGGCTTTCCAGAAGAAAAGCGGCCCAGATCCTAAAGGAGGTGATGAAATGACAGACCTGAAAAGGCTAAAGGGGCGGGTCTTCAGTAAGATTGACATAGCCTGCCAACAGTTCGCCATGGACCTCGCCGAAGAGATATGGCGGACTGTGGAGGTTTACCTTGAGGAGAGGTCAAGGGCCCAGTTGCAGGAGGCAGTAGAGAGGCTTTTGGCTTTCCTCAAGGAGGATAGTCTAAAGGAAGAGATAGAAAAACTCAGGAAGGAGGTGGAAAGATGACGTTTGAGGAAATTAAGGAGAAAATCAAGATGGTAGAGGAGGAACTCAGGGGTGTTGATTTCTATCCGTACGTGGTCAATATCTGGAACAGCATCGTTAAGCTGCAAGGAGAATTAGTGGAAGAGGTTAAGGACGGAATAGAGGCAAAGGGCTTTGAGTTGGTACACACTTTCATAAGCGACAACCAAGAAGTGACTTATTACGTGTGGAGGAAAGGCGACATTGAAATAACCCTACATACCACATAGGAGGTGGAAAGATGAAACTTGAGGAAGTAGAACAGAAGATTAAGAGGGTCAAGGAAGTGTTTAAGGGCGTTGACTTTGATCCCTACGTGGTCAACGTTTGGGGATGGGTGACTGAGTTACAAGGGATCCTAACCACAGAGGTAAAAGACCAAATAGAAAAAGCTGGATTTAAACTGGTGGGTAGCTTCACAGGTAAAGATGGGGTTGAATACTACTACTGGAGGAAAGGTGATATCAAGATAACCCTACATACCAGATAGGAGGGCAAAATGAGATTCAAGACCTATGACGAGTATCTCAAGTTCCTGGCCCACTGGGCATCCCCTGAAAACTGCCCGTGGGTGTGCTCTCGCTGTGGGGAACGGTGGTCTGATGAGTGGATCAGGTGCCCCGATTGTGGGGGGAAACTGGTGCAGGTAGAAGAAAGGAGGAAAGAAAATGGAGGCCACAGAGGCTATTGAGGTCCTAAATATGCTTTGTAACAACTGCCTTTCAATTACAAGGTGCAATGACGAATGGAACATCCACGCTTATGACGGCGGACTCTTAAGGGAGGGGGTAAGTGCCCCAACTTTCGAGGAAGCTGTTTTCCTTGCCTTGCGGAAAGCCATCCAAGAGCTGAAAGGAGGAGAGAATGAAGATAAAGGCAGTGTTACAGTTTAATCAATCACGGGAAGCTTGGGAGTTGGCCTTCACGGATTCCTCTGTCAAGATTTACTTACCACCGATTGAACAGCAGGTCAACTCCCTCTGGTGGCCTTTCTACGCCGAGCTGCCCCCCTGGATCAGGAACTTGGGACCTTCGCCGTTTGAGAAGTTGCCTGTGGAGGTGCCCTCGGGATTCCTGGCCCAACAGGGGTTGATTGTGGTTCCCAATGGGAGTAAAGGGTAAAAAGAAGGGATAGTGGCATTAGGAACGCCCTATCCAACTTGACTTCAAAGAGGGGGAGAAGGGAGGGAAAAGTGAAGAAGGTCTATTGCTTCTGGCTCGATGAGGAGGTTTCAGCCCATGACGCCTCTGCAGTCTTTAACCCTCTCAACGGGGTGTGTTGGGATTGCAGGGCTTGCCTTGATACCATAGAAAGGAGGGAAAAAGATGAAGCCCATAGTGGAAGAAGGGATTTGCACCCTCTGTGGCAGGAGGACAAAAGTCGCTCTCTTTGAGTTTTGGGAGGACCAAGACAGCGGAGTGGCAGAAATAAATATTGCCTTTTGCACCGCCTGCCTTCTCAACACCCTGAAGGAAATACGGAACCGCCCGAGGGATATCAAGACAGTCGTGAGAAGCGGCTTGGGTAGAAGTATCCAACACCTGTACAACGCCATGGAGAAGATCGAACATGGAGAGGCTGGCTTCTGCCTAGAGGAAATCCATCAAGCAGTTGACCAAGCCTGTGATGTGATTGAGGCAATAGAAAGGGGCTAACTGACGGTATTGAAAGCACCTGTTAGGGGCCTGGGCTCTGCAGCCTGGGCCCCCCTTTTTATCCTCCAAAAACTTTACCCAACAAGAATAGCACAAAAGGCATCATCAGTGCAGTCCAGATGACCTTTTCCCATGTCTCAAACGCTGGATCGGTTGCCACTCGACAGAACAATATAATCCAAGCCACAAGGAGGGGACCAAAAACGATCAGCCTGGCGGTTGCCTCCATCGCTGCCTCCGTTATCTTGGGGTATTGAAAGCACCTTCCCCTGCCCACCCTGCCACCCTTTACATCATAAAGTAAAGCCCAAGAGGGGTATCTTTTGGGTCCAAGCTATCACCCCCTTTCCCTTAACCTCCCCTCCAACCCCTTAACCCGCTCTTCAAGCTCCCTCACCCTTTGCCTCAGAGGATTACAATTTGCCAATGCCTTCCAGAAAGCCTTGGCCGCATCACTTGGAGAAAGCCCCTTGCCCAGCTCCACTTCACCATTGGGATGTATCTTAGCCACCATTCTCCCTTCCAGTTCAATGATAAAAAAAGTCGGTCCCTTACAGGTTATATTCCAGTTTGGCTCACTCATCCCTCTTCCCCTTTACATAAATGTTGCAGTTAGTCCCTTCTACGCTCACCAACTGCAGGATTTATGTAATCCTACCCTTTCCATCTGGGTAAATCCTGATTATTATCTCTCCACGCTCCATAGTATCTATGAGCTGCTTAACAAAACTAAGGATATCCATAGGCTCAAGGGCTATCCACCACTCTCCAATTTCCTCTTTCCATTCTTCCGAAGAAGAATCATATCTCTCTACTTTAGCATCAAAGGTTTCCATTTTAATACCTCCCTCATACTTCGCACACTCCACCTTCACACACCTTGCAATCCCTGTGATGCTCCACAAACCACCTGATATGCTTCTCCCGCCACTCCCTGTTGTCGGTCCACAGCTTCAGGGAGCCATTACAGCGCTGGCAGATAAGCTCAAGATAGGTCTGTTCGTCATGCTTGACTATGTGCTTAGGCAGTTTCATCCTCCTCCCTCCTTGTCCTTCAGTCTGACGTAACACAGCGGGCAAAAGGCACAATGGTAGAGAGAATAGCTCCTTGCCCCCGTGTACTCCTGGACCAGATGGGCCATCCAGTCCTTGCACATCCTCAGCAGCGTCTCCTTATCGGGAGCACTGACCTCCACCCCACAGGATATACACGAGAGGGAATATGTCGTCCTCGCCTCAATGACATCGGATAGCTCCACCTTTGACAGCAGCTCCAAATTCTCCAGCATAGTTAGCCCGCCTCACTCTCCATTGACACAAACATCATACAGGACCTCAAAAGCCTCTTCCTTCACAAACGGTTTCCCAGCTTCAGCCAATTCCACCCCCCTTAGACACCCTATTGCAATCAGATCCAAAGCCTTCCGATAAACAGGCAAATAGAAAGGAACCTGCCACAGATAGATCTCCTTATCCTTCCACTTCTCCACAATCTTCTCCACCAGCATACTGCAGGCTTCTCGGCTCTGGGCTTGGTAACCAAACTCCATAGCCTCAACTGCGATTTCAGCCAATATGAGGCATGTTCCTTCCTGGGCCCAGAGCTTAGGGATACCAACGGCAACTATTAGACCTATGGCTAACAAGACTACTCCAACCTTTCTAACTCTCCCCATGCTTCACCTCCTCCAATCTCTGTCCACAAAAAGGGCAAAAGTCAACCATTATGGCCGTAGTAAAAGGCACCGGAACCTCCCCCTTGTCTATTCCATGCAATACCAGCACGGCAAAATCAATCCCGCATTGGGGACAAGTCCAATACATGGTGTGGAACTCTACCATGGTGCTGATTGATTTAGGCAAAGGTCCTTTCATTTTTTACCCTCCTTTTAGTTTAGTCACCCAAACACAAAAAAGGCTAATTTCTTTAGCCCCATCTCGCAAATTTGTCAAAATGCTACTTCACCGGGACCAATCCGCTCGTCTTCCATTCCACCTTTACCCCGTCTATGTACCAGCTATATGTAGTACCATCAACAAATTCCATTTCATGAACCTTTGCTCTTCTTGCCGCTTCTTCCCTTAAAGAGTATCCACAGAACGGGCAATAGCGAGGAGTAACTTCGAACTCAAGATAGCCTCTCAACTCCTTCACATAAAAGCCCCTTTTACACTTTCCACACTCAAACTTTCCCATAAAGACTTTTTCCTCCATAACTATTCCTCCTTCCTTTCCTCATACTCCAACGCCACATAAGCCCCCGCCTTCACCAGCTCCTTCACCGACCCCGTCCGTGCATAGGCCACTAGGTGCTTGATCGCCGAGGCCACACGGAAATGGGGAAACTTCTCACAGAGCCACTGGTGGGTTGGATTAGAGCTAAGCTGGCCATACTGATCGTTTTTCGCCTTGAGAAGGTTTCCAATGGCACCAAAGAGCTTCATCTTATCCTCCATGCTGCAGGAGTTTCTTAATCAGACGGATCAAATCCTCCCTGCTTAAACCCTTCAGCCACTCCTCCAAGGATTCCTCATCCAAATAAACGATGTCTACCGATTCATTCCTTCCTTCTGGAGTTTGTGCCCTAACGCAAACCCCAAGGCTTTCCAATGCCCACAATTCTCTCTCTTCCCACCTATCGGGATCTACTTTCATTGCTATTCTCTCCAAATTCCTTGCATTTTTAACTTCTTCCGTGAAATTTTCCCAGTGTTATATTTACTTCCATCTCCTGCAGGGCCCTCACCTTTTCCCCTACCCTCTCCAACACCTCCCACTTTCCAGTCCTCATGCACCACCTCTCAGCCAATGGTATCAATTGATCCCACAGGTCGGCAATCATCTTGGCCTCTTCCCCATTGAGATGCAGGTTGGTTCCCCTCCTTGCCTTCGCAGCACAGGCACGGGAACAGTAAACAGCCCCCGTGACATAGCCCCTCTCAGGAGTGGAAGCCCTTACCCATG